ATGCAAAAGACATTATCCAAAACCTAATTCGTTCAGTTCTAGAAAATAAAATTGATAAGGAATCGGTTATTACAAATTTAAGTGCAGCATTTAAAAAATTAGAATCTGCGTCATATTATATTGACCGAGAATGAAACCATCAAGGAGACCATCTGGTTACAAAAAGTTGCAATGTAAATATTGCACAAATGTATGTGATAGAGTCGATTTAAAAGTTGAAAAGGTTACATGTTCAAATTGTGTTCAACAATTGGTCGACGGAAAGATATTAAAAGAACGAGTAAATTAATAAGTTATGTTAGAAGCAGAAAAAATCAAAGACAATTGGGAACGTTACCGCAAATTAGTTAATGAGTTATTTCCTACCCGTAAAGATGCATTAAACAAAATGTATGATGATTTAGAAGATCGAATGGTATTTATGCCAGCATCTTCCATGGAACATTTTCATAATGCTTTTGCAGGAGGTTATGTAGATCATGTACTTCGAGTAATTGATTGTGCATTAACTTTGCATAATACCTGGACCGTTACTGGAGCTGATATGTCTGGTTATACCGAAGAAGAATTATTGTTTGCTGCAATGCATCATGATTTAGGTAAGTCAGGATTTCCGGGAGATGGCAATGAAGTATATCAAGTAGAAACATCAGATTGGCATCGTAAGAATCAAGGTAAACTTTATAAAACAAATGCAAATATTCCGTTTGCAATGGTGCCGGATTTATCTTTATGGTTGCTACAAGAATATGGGGTTAAAGTATCATGGAATGAATACCAAGCAATTAAAATTCATGATGGTATGTATGATGAAGCAAATAAACCATATTTCGTCGCAAGGAGCTCCCAAGCTAAATTAAAAACAAATTTACCAGTTATTTTACACCATGCAGATCATATGGCTTCTATTATAGAATATGAGCGTTGGAGAAATGTAAAAGCAGGTACACCAGTTGCGGTTGTTGAAAAGTCAAAAGCTACTAAATCTAATGGGTTGAAAAACTTAGCAGAAAATAATCCAGATGTTACGACTGCGATTAATGATATTTTTAGTTCATTTAATATAGATTAAATAATGATTATTACATTGATATTAGTTAGCGCTTTACTAGCAGTAGGCGCTGGCTATTTAGGTTATAGAGCTTATATACTTGCAGGATGGTTAGCCGATGCACAAGAAACTATCGAAGGATTAGATGCATTAAATATACATATGTATTCATCAATCCAAGAAGCGTATGAGTTAATGAAGAATATTGATAGTAAAGGTGCATTTGAATCTGATGACGAAGCAGGTACGACATTTCAAATGTTAAAACAAGTAATTAACGAACTTAATACAGAATTTAATGGCGAAGCGAGCGAAGAAATCCAATAATTATTTTACTAAGATTACCGAAATAGCTATTATAGCGTATAATAGAACGGATAATCCAGTAAAGCGCGAGAAGGTGTATCGTAGATTTATATATCCGGCATTCATGAAATTAGCTGAGAATATCATAAATAAAATTAAACCAGACTATATTGATTCAACATTTAATGATTTACAGACAGATTTAGTAACTCATTTAACACAAGGTCTTTCTAAATTTAATGCAGAGCATGGTAAAGCATATTCGTATTATACTAGATCATCATTTAACTATTTAATTGGAGAAAATGATAAAGCATATAAAAAATTAAAAAAGGATTCTATTGAATTAGATATCGATGAACAACGAAATGTAATTATTGAAGAGCATAATAGTGAAATGCGAGAGACTTTAAAATATTATATGGATGCATACATTAATTATTGTTATGCAAATTTAAATTATATTTTTACAAATCAGTCAGACATTCATGTAGCAGATTCATTATTACATATTTTTGAATCTCGGGAAGCTATTGAAGATTTTAATAAGAAAGCACTTTATATCTTTGTACGAGAACGTACCGGCTTAGTTACTACTAATATAACTCGAGTAGTTAAAGTATTGAAAGATATTTATGAGGTTAATTTTAAAGAGTACGAACGTAATAACTTCATAAATTTGCCGTTTTAATATTTATATGTAAAAATACATATGGATAAAGATTCAGAATTATTTAAAAATATTACATTTGCTGATTTAATGTCTGACGTGTATCATAACAGTAAAAAAATGGCACGTCAGATTAATCAGTTAGTTGCACAGTTGCAACCCCTTATAAAAAATGCGTCTGATGCAACTGTTATTGTTCCTTTAATCAAGGAATACCTAGACGTTGCTGTTAAAAATGATGACCAATTGGTTAAATTAACGGCTATTGTACAACGTTACATTTCTACTAAACAAACTATCGCAGGTGATGATGGAATATTAAGTGCTGAAGAAAAAGAAGAACTTTTAAAATTAGCTGATACAACGTTATCAAATGATCTAGAAGATGAAATTGAAAAAATTAATTCAGAAGCTAAAGCTATTAAGTCATCTATATTAAAATCTGAAAAATAACGATGAATTGGGACTATAATAACTTAGATCTACGTTTGGCAGAAGTGATATCTGTAGCTCAAGATACATATAATTATAAAACTGATGCTGAATCTAATAATACAAATAAATTATTTTCAGTAGTTGCAGAAATTAATGATTATACTAATCGAGTAGTTATTAATGCTAAACCGGCAAATAATAATATCAAAAAAATACCATTAATTGGTGAAATGATATTAATTTTTAAAATTAAAAGTAGTGTACCTACAACCGATAGCCATAACCAAGAAGCATGGTTTTATTTATCAACTGTCGATATAAAATCATCTATCAATCATAATTCTATCCCAGGCTACACTGATGTAGTAGTTATCAATAAAGATAATGATATTATTGGAAATACATTTAAAGAAACCAATGTATCTCCATTACAGCCATTCGAAGGTGATATTTTATTAGAAGGTCGATCTGGTAATAGTATTCGTTTTAGTAGTACGTTAGAAAAACCATATGATTATAATTACTATATAAATCAATCTAAGTTATTTACAGGAAATACGCCAGGTGATCCTATTATAATAATTTCAAATAAACGAGAAAATAAACCAGCTCGCGAATTTGTTACTGAAGATATAAATAATGATGGTGCATCGATATGGTTAACTTCCACACAACGTGTTGATAGTCTCGAATTGAATCATACAAATATGATTGCAGATGCATCTAATTCATATAATAAATCGCAGTTAATCGGCAAAGCAGATCGTATTATATTATGTGCGAAACAAAATGACATACTATTAGATGCAAAACAAGGAATTGAAATCAATGCTCCTAAAATAATTTTAGGTCGTACTACAAATAAAGAAGCAATGTTACATAGTACAGCAGTTAAAAAGTTATTTGAAAAAATAATAGCTGTTATACAAATGGGAGTTAAAGATCCAGGTACAGGACAAGTATCATTACCGTTAAATGGAGAACTAGCATCTGCTAATTTATTACTAGATCAATTAATGAATGATAATATACTAATCGATCAATATCAAAATATATAATGGCACTAAGTTCAACTATACCGGCAGTCGTTTTGGAAAAATTAATTCCAATTGTACAAGCTCAATTATCGCAATTAACTAATATTGGATCCTATTTACAAAATGCATTAAATTCATTGCCTGGTAATATAAAATGTAGTGATAGCAGAATTAACGATATAAAACAACAATTAAAGAATATTAATGATCTTATACAAAATATAAAAACACTACAACCAATATTGGTAAAAGTAAATACCGCATTTGGTACTATACAAACCACAGCTGATGCTGTAAAATTAATACAATTATTAATACCAGCTGTATTAGGAGTGCCACAAGTGCCGCTAGCATTATTAGCTAATACTGTAGATTTATTAGGAAAAAATTGTCAATCTGCTTCAGCAGTATTAGCTAATGTATCTAATACAATGAATTCTGCTATCTCAAAAATCGAATCAGTTATTGCATTAGCAATAGTAAAATTGTCATCTGTATGTGTAAATGAAACATTTGATGTATCGAAATCAGTTTCTAATAAAATTAATAAAAAATTACGAAGTGTTACATCTGGAACTAATTCAGCGACAGTTAATAAACCAGATACTAATATCGAGCCAGATACTAGTATCGAGGGGATTCCAATTACAACAGATAATTCTGTTAAATATGGAGATGGTACTGAAACGGGTAGTTATACTTCGTTATTTTATACTGATAATAACGTTGCACAAGCTGATATTGATATATTAGAATCGATTATTATTGAGTTAACTAATCTAAAAAAATCTCTTACCGAAAATATTAATGAGGCACCATCAAATGTAATTATTAGCGATAATCCAATTAATGGAGATATTGGTAATTTAGGAGATTTTTATATGGATACATTAACAAAACAATTATATGGACCAAAAGTTGAAATTGATAACTGGCCGACTCCTATAAAATACTAACATTGATATTTATATAAAAAGAATTATGGATAATAAACAAGTAATTGCATTATTTAAACGTGCCGTACGTGAAGTTATAAAAGAAGAATTAACTGAAATTCTTCGTGAAGGTTTACAGTCAACTATTAACGAAATAAAACAACCTGCTCGTACATCTAGTATACCAGGTCGCCAAAATCCACCGGCGCCTAAACGTAAACCAACAACTCAATTTTCAGAAAATAAATGGTCTGCAATTTTAAATGAAACAGATCCACTTCGTGAAGATCATAACCCAATTGAATCATATGCATCATTAATGAATGAAAATTATGATGATACGTTATCATTTACATCGAATGATGCTGCAGGTTTTGCTGCAACTCGACAAAATATGAATACGTCTGGAACTCCTCAAGTAATGCATGATCCCGAAACAGGAAAAACATTTGAAGTTAAACCGGAAGTTGCACAAGCGCTTACTAGGGACTATTCAGCATTAATGAAAGCAATTCTTGCTAAGAAAGGTAAATAATGTCATATGAAATAATTCGCGGTTCGTCGATAATCAAAAAACCAAATACCGCATATGGTATTGATATATCATACAATCATAATAATGGATTTAAATCATTATATAATGAATTAGATCAAATAACTGCGAATTTAAAGCATTTAATATTAACTATTCCAGGTGAACGCTATTATCATCCAACATATGGGTGTAATTTATTACATGTTGTATTTGAACAGAATATACAAGAATTAAAAGAAGATATTGTTAATATTATATCAGAATCGATTATTAATTGGTTACCATATTTGAATATAACAAACATCGATATTAAAACACATGAGGACGATCCATTAATTGAAAATGGAGTTGAAATTACTATAGAAACATCATATGAAGACATTGATTTAAATCCTGTTGTGATTTTTATTAACGAAACTGGAATATTAACATTAAAATAAAAAAATATATTATGGGTACAACATCAAAAGATATATCGTATTTAGGTAAAGATTTCGGTCAATTTCGAAAAAATTTAATTAATTTTACAAAACAATACTTTCCCGACACATATACTGATTTTAATGAATCAGATCCTGGAATGTTGTTTATAGAAATGTCTGCATATGTAGGAGATGTATTAAGTTTTTATACTGATACGAATCTTAAAGAATCATTTTTACATCAAGCATCTGAAGCATCTAATATATATGATATATCTAGAATGCTTGGTTATAATGTAAAAAATGTTACACCATCTCTTGTTACATTAGTTGTATATCAATTATTACCAGCAATTGGTACAGGTGCTAATAATAAACCAGACTATACATATGCATTAAATATCAGGCCTGGTATGATAGTAAAACAAAATAATGGAACTGCAAAATTTCGTACAATTGATCCTATTAATTTTATACAGTCGTCGAATAATGAAGTAAGTGTATATGAATCAAATACAACTACTAACGAAGCAATTTATTATTTAATTAAAACCACAACTAAAGCTGTATCTGGTGATATTCGTACAACAACGTTTACATTTGGTGATCCAATTCCATATGATAAAATAGTTTTACCAGATAGTAATATTGTTGAAATTATATCAGTTATCGATTCAGATAATAATGTATGGTATGAAGTTCCATATCTTGCTCAAGATACCATATTTGAATCTATACCTAATACGTTAGAAAATGATTCAACATTAAATACATACCAAACATCAGCTCCTAGTTTATTAAAATTAAAAAAGACATCAAAACGATTTGTTTCTAGATTACGATCAGATCAAAAATTCGAATTACAATTTGGTTCGGGTGTATCTGCAGATAGCGATTTAGAAATAATACCAAACCCAAACAATGTAGGAAATGGTTTAGTAGCTTTACGTAAAGATGTCGATATTAATATAGATCCATCAAATTTTTTATATACTAAAACATATGGACAATCGCCGTCAAATACAACTTTAACGATAACATATTCGGTTGGTAATGGTATTTCTGATAATGTACCGTCAAATACAATAACAGATATTGATTCGGTTGAATATATAGAAAATGCAAATGCAACACTATTAGGTTCAGTATATAATTTTGTTAAGTCTACTTTAGCTGTTAATAATACTACCCCAGCAGTTGGAGCTAAAACAATTGATTCATTAGAAGATATAAAAAATAATGCAATTGCAAATTTTTCGACTCAAAATCGTTTAGTAACTAGGGAAGATTATGTTGTGCGATGTTATTCGATGCCATCTAGATTTGGTAGTGTATCAAAAGCATATGTTATCCCAGATGACCAAGTAAACCAAAAACAAGTTGATGAAAATAAAAATTTAAAAAATCCATCATTATTAAATTTATATGTATTAGGATATAATGATTCGAAACAATTAACATATTTAAATACTGCAATTAAAACTAATTTAGGTACATATTTAGATCAGTATCGTATGATTACCGATTCGATTAGTATTAAAAATGCATTTATAATCAACATTGGTATAACTTTTAAAATTACAGTATTACCTAAATATAATAGCAATGAAGTTTTATTAAATTGTATTAGTGAGCTTAAATTACATTTTGATATAGATAATTGGCAAATTAATCAACCTATATTAAAATATGATGTTTTAAATATTATAGGAAGGGTTAAAGGAGTTCAATCTGTATTAGATGTTTCATATACAAATTTATTTGATACAACGAGTGGATATTCAGGAAATAAATATGATTTAACGACTGCTACTAGAAATAATATAATATATCCTAGCTTAGACCCTAGTATATTTGAAATTAAATTTCCAAATAACGATATTAAAGGTGAAGTAGTTTCTTACTAACTTAAAATAGTACACCCATATTTATATTAAAAGGATATTTAAATGGGTGTATTTTCTAATAACCGACCAAATATAGTGCCAGGCGCACTAATCTCATCGAGCTATGTATCGGACTTATATGATTTATTAAGTGGTGCAAAATCAGAATCATTTGTATTAGTAGGTTCATTGTCAGCTACCGGATCACTTCAAGGTACCGCATCTTTTGCAACATCGGCATCAAGATCTATAACTGCTTCATATTCCGGCAATGCATTAACTGCTTCGTATGCTAGCAATACATTAACTGCTTCATTTGCTCAAAATGCTATATCCGCATCATATGCAGTTTCTGCTTCATATGAAATAAATTATGAAACTTCATCATCATATGCCGACAATGCATTAACTGCTTCATTTGCAATATCATCATCGAGAGCAACCTCTGCATCGTTTGCAACTAATGCAGTGACTGCATCGGTTACTAATAACATTATTATACAAAATATTTCAGAAGCTGGCGTTACTCATTATTACCCGGTGTATAGCGGAAATATAGGTATGAACCCAACATCGGTTGAAAATTTATATTCTTCTGGATTATCATCATTAAATGGAGTTTTATATATTGACAGCGGAACTGGTACTGTATATGGTA